AAAAAAACAAAAAGGAGACATAAAAATGAACCTGTTAATTTTTAAAATATCAGTAGTCATGTTTGGGGCATTTGGGATTTGTTTAATTGGATTATTAAAAAAGATTAAGAATCTACTGATAGATATTTATAGAAAGAAAGGTACAAATGGTAACATTTAAGAAAGATAAATATTTGCATTTTTATGCTTGTTTTGTAGCTACTGTTTTAGTGGCTACAATTCAAGGGGGAGTTGCTGGAGCGTGGTTTGCTTTTGGATTGGCAATTGGTAAAGAGTATGGAGATTCTAAATCTAAAGGCAATAAATGGGATTGGTTTGATTTATTAGCTGATGTATTAGGAATAATAGTAGCGCTTTTGATGTTGTTTATTGTTAAAAAAATAAAAGGATCTTATGCATAAAGTAATAACTTCTGATAGTAAATCAAAATTAAAAAAAGAAAGAGATAAGCTCTTTAAAGATAATTGGAAACCTCAACGAGGTATTAAAATTTCAATAGATAATCATGGTAAATTATATTTTTGCCAAACAATGATTAAGTTTTAAAACCAAAGGAGGTTTATTATTGGAACAAAAATCTCATAAAGCTATCTTAGAAATTGAACAAGATATTGAATATTTAGAAGGTAGCTTAGAAAGATTAAAGAATAGTATCCGAAGTGATTCTTATCAAAAGACTGTAGGTCTAAAAGAAGAAGGATTAGTTCGATTACAGTTAAAGCTTCTTAATGAATTAATAGAGCTTTTAGAAATAAGAAAAGATATGTAATAGTTTTAAGGAGATAAAACAATATGCCTAAGAATCGAGGATACGTTTATATGTTAGTGAGCGCTGATGAATATGAGATTCCAGCTATGATAGCAGATTCTATTAGTGAATTATCAGCAATGAGTGATATTTCAGAAAAGACTTTAGCTTCTGCTAGGGCTAAAAATTCTAAGATTAATACTAAATATTTTATTAGAAGAATTAATGCTGATAAAAGAACTGCTGCGATTCATACTAAAAATAAGAAACTTCAAAAAGCTAAAAAGCTTAAAGAATTAAAGAAGGGAAAGAATGCCTAAAAAAAAGAAGATACTTAAATGGAAAGATAAAAATAAGAGCCATTACTATAAGGAAGGATACGCTTTAGGTTTTTATAAATCAGATATTTATTATCGAATGAATATACTTTCTATGACTTTTAATCAAGCTATAGCTATTACTAAACCTACTAGGAACTTATCAAATGGTTAATGGTAGACGCTTAATGAAGAAGCGTTGTAAAACGCCTGGATGTCCTAACTTTCATTATAATGATAATGGGTATTGTGATACTTGCAAAACTCAAAGAAATGCAGAATGGAAAGAGATTAAAGCTAGGCATAGTAATAACGCTGGTGGTGATGATAGGCCTTCTGCTAGTAGACGTGGTTATGATTCAAAATGGCGTAAGTTTGCTAGAGAATACTTGAAAACTCATACAGTTTGCGCAATTTGTGGCAAGAAAGCTACAGTAGTAGATCATAAGAACTTGCCAGCACAAATAATGCTTGACGTGTTTGGAAGGTTTATTTTGGAAGATGAATATTATCAACCCTTATGCAGAAGATGTAATACTTTAAAGGCTAAAGATGATAAAAAGCTAGTTCAGGAATACTTTTCTGACAAAGAAAAGCTTAATTCTTATACTGATTAATGGCTTCAAGTGGGAGGGCCAGGGGGAGGGGTTAAAACTTTTCCTATAATTAGAGACCTACGTGATTTATAGATTCCCACACACAAGGAGTAATTTTGTTTTTAAATACGCTAAAACAAATGCCTAAGCCCCCTAATTCTCTAGGGGAAAAAGGCAAAATTCACTGGGAGTTTATAGTTAAGCCCCTGGTTCAATCTAGGGTTATTTCAAAAATGGATTTGCCGTTATTGGAAATGGCTTGCAAAGCGTTTGAGTCTTGGGAAGAAGCAGATGATGAAGACGCTCGCCGAAAATCATCAGCTGAATATTTAAGGATCATGAAAGAATACGGCGCTACTCCTAGAAGCCGTCAAAGTTTAGCAACTAAAGCAAAGCCTATAAAAGGAAACGAAAAGACAGTTTCTAAAAAGAGTAAAAGTGAAACAGATGAAGGAGATATCTTTGAGGCATTTGATTAAATGATAGGAAAACCAACTCCAGCTTTATTGGAAAAAATGACCAGGTTATTTAAAAATCAATTTGATGAATATGTTGAAAGCGTTTCTAGTGGTTCTAGAAATACGGCAGAACCTGAACGATTTAAAGTTAAACGTTATTTAAATGACTTAAAAAAAACAGATTGGAATTGGTGCTTTAGTTTTGAAAAGGCTTTTGCTCCTTTAGTTTGGATTGGGTGTAATCTAAAATTCCCTTCTGGTGCCAATATGGGAAAGCCTATCAAGTTTGCTCCGTGGCAAGTTTTTGATATAGCTCAAATATATGGCTGGGTCCATAAAGAAAAAGGCTACAGAAGATTTGTTAATGTATATTTAGAAGTACCAAGAAAGAACGGCAAGACTACAGAGTCAGGGGCTATTGGTAATTATATGGCATTTTCTGATGAAGAGGGTGATAAAAATGGAGCTACTTATGTAGCAGCAACAAGCGGAGATCAAGCAGGCGATTCATTTTCAAATGCACAGGAACAATTAAAGATAGCAAAGCATACAGGCTTTAAGTTTGCAAATTCTAAAAATAATTTTGTAACTAAATATGGTTCCAGGAAAATGGAAGCCGTTACTTCCTCTCCAAAAGATGGAAGATTATTTCACTGCTTAATAGTAGATGAATATCACCAGCACCCAAACAATGATGTAGTTAACTCTATTAAATTAGGAGCTGGAGCAGATAAAGAATTTTTAATTCTCTATATTACAACAGCAGGAACTAATTCTTATTCTGTTTGTAAAGAAGAACGAGAATCAGCTTTGAAAATAGTTAAAGGAATAATTGAATCTGAAAGGTATTACTGTTCTATTTATACAGTAGATGAAGTAGATAAGACTAATGAAAGAATAGGGCTTACAGAAGTATGGGAAAAAGCAAATCCTAATTTTAATATAACAGTAGTTCCTTCTACTTTTAGAACTTTTTATGAAGACGGCCTACTTTCGCCAACTAAATTAAGAAACTTTAAAACAAAATTTTTAGATATATGGGTAACTTCTGGTTCACGCTGGGCTAATATGGAAAAATGGCTAGCTAATAAAAGTGATAAGGATGAATCTTTTTTCATTGAAAACAAAATTCCATGTTATGGCGGTTTAGATTTAGCTTCTGTTTCTGACTTTGCAGCTTTTACTTGTGATTATTTGTATGAAGAAAAACATTATTTATTCCATAAATTTTGGATACCTGAAGATAAAGTAGATATGCTTGAGGTTCAATTAAAGGTTCCTTTAAGAGACTGGATTGAAGAAGATTTAATAATAGCAACGCCAGGGCCAGTAATTGATTTTAGTTATATAGCAGAATATATAACTGCTGTTTATGAAGACAGTGATTTAAGATTTATAGCAGGTGATCCTTGGCACTTAAGAGACCTTTCAAACTATATGCCACGTTGGTGGGAAGACTTAACTTTTTCATTTTCACAGGGATGGATTGGAATGAGTCCTTCTATTAAAACCTTTGAAAAAGAATATCTACTAGAAAATATATCTTCTAATAATAAAGTAATTGATTGGATGATGAATAATGTTGATTCAAAAACAGATGGTAATGATCATATTAAATTGATAAAACCTAATAGGGACAGATCTTCAAAAAGAATTGATGGAGTTATCACTATGGTAATGGCTATAGATACTGCTAAAACTCAAAATAAAACTCAAAAAATTAATGATGTTTCAGATATTTTTTTCTATGGCTAGGCTTGAATTTTAAAATTCAATGGTATGATATTTTTAATAAAGAAATTAAGGGGAATATATGCCTTCAAAACTTTTTCAGAAGTTTTTTAAAACTGATGGACAAACTCAAAATAAAACTAAAGAAGAACAATCTCAAAAAGAAAAGATTCATATTGAGGAACAGGTTTCTGCTATTTTTGGAGAAAGTGGATTTTTTGGTTTAGGCAGTTTCCCAGCTTTAGAAAATTCAGCATTATGGGCTTGTGTTTCAAAATTAAGTAGGACAATGGCTACCCTTCCTTTACATTTATTTGAAGAAGATGGCAGCTCTAAAAAAGTAGTTAAAACAGGGGCTTTATCTCTCTTATTAAAACAGCCTAATAAATATATGACAGATTATCAATTTAGATTTATTATGGCATTTAATTTTGAATTACACGGAATAGCTTATGCGATTATTGAAAAAAATTTAGGAATTCCTACTGCTCTATATCCTGTATCTCCTAATGCTCTAGTTCCGTATTGGAATAATGGAGTTTTGACTTGGATGTATTCAAATACTGGAGAAGTTTTTAGTAATGATGATGTTTTGAAAATCTCAAACTTACCTTTATCAGCTACTAGCGCTTTATGTCCTTTAAGTTATAGCGTTAAGGATATTAGTTTAGCTAAGGCTTCTAAAGATTTATCAACAGATTACTTTAAAAATGGTGGCCAGGTTTCAGAAGTAATGACTTTGCCAGCGTCAACTACTGATGAAATGAGACAAAAATCTAGGGAAGAGTTTAACAGGTATCATTCAGGCACTGGAAATTCTCATAAAGCTTTATTCTTAATTGGAGACGCTAAGTATGAAGCTATCCAACTTAAAAATGATGATTTAGGGAAATTACAAACGGCAGAAGGATGGACAGTTTTAGAGGTTGCTAGAAGATTTGGAGTTCCTCCTTTTTTTGCTGGTGATATGACTAAAGCTACTTATGCTAATTCAGAACAACAGGGCGCAGAGTTGGTTACTTACTCTTTACAGCCAAGAGCTGTTGCCTGGGAAAGTGCCTTACAACCACTTGCTAAAAGCAATCAGTATTTTAAGTTTAATTTTGCTGGCTTATTAAGAGGTGATAATACATCACGTTCTGCTTTCTATCATAATGGATTAATGGATGGATGGCTTTCTGTTAATGAAGTTAGAGCTTACGAGGATTTAAACCCTATTTCAGATGGAAATAAGCATATGTTCCCAATGAACTACACTACTTTAAGTAAAGTTGGTGTTGATGATGGTAGTTATGAATCTACAAAGAATAAAGAAACATCAAAACCAGAAGAAGCCTTTAAAGAAGCAAAAAACAAAAGAGATTTATTTTATTTAAGTGAAAAAGCTAAAGTCACTAAAACAGATAGATCCAAATTAGAAAGATTAATTAGAAAATATACAAAATTAGAAGTTAGTAAGTTAAAAGAATTGGCTAAAGAAGGCGGGAATTTAACTACTGACTTTTCAGCTTATATAAAAGAACTTGAAGAATCAGTAATTAATGATTATAAGCCCGTTTTTAACTCAATTGGTAAAAGATTAATACCTATAGCTCAAAAAGAAGCTGGAGTTGAAGATATAGAAGTAAGCGAAGATTCTTTAGAAGCCTATACTAATAATTATGCCACAGGCGCAGCAGGAAGGCATATAAATTCTAAAGTTTCAGAAGTAACTAGAAAATTTAAAAATATTGAAGTTGAAGACTATGAGGATGTTGCAGGTGATTTGTGTGATAAATGGGTAGCTGATAATCCTTTTTCGGAAAGCAAAAGTGAAACAGCTAGGGCGTCAAACGCTTTTAACTTGTTCATTTATACGGCTCTTGGAGTGACAGTATGGCACGTAGTAGCTAACGCAGACGCTTGCGAGTTTTGTGCTGCATTAGATGGAAAAGTAGTTGAAGTAAACGGCGTTGTATTAGCTAAAGGCGCCAATATGGATGATGGAGTTGGAAATACTAGAGTTATTAATAAAAATTACAAACATCCTCCATTTCATAACGGATGTAGCTGTACAGTAGCACCAGGGAGATAAGAAAATGAAAAAAAAGAAATTAGTTGAAACTGTTTTTAACTCATTAAAGCCTGTTAAAATTACAGAAGGTCAAGAATCAGAATCAAATATTTGGACTGCTTCAATCTGGAAGTTAGATAAAATCAATTTAAATGGTAGGGTTTACCCTACTACTCTAGCTCAAAGAATAATTAATGAAAATAAATCAACACCTGTTTGTGATGGTCATGATCCTGATTACCATTCTGAATTTTCTAATTTTAAAGCTGTAGCTAAAGAACCTAGAATTGAAGATGGTGAATTAGTAGTTACTATTAAAGTTATTGACGAAAAATACAATGAGTTATTACTTCAGTTAATGAAAGAAGGAGTAAGAATTGGCGTTTCGTCAGTAGGTTATGGAAGTTGTGATAGAGACGGTGTAATTGATGATAAAAGCTATGAGTTAGTAAGATATTGTGACTTTGTAACCTCTCCAGCTGGAGAAGTTTATGCAGAGCCTCAATCACAGGATACAGAGGATGAAACAGACGCTAATAGTTCCGAAAATGAATCAGTGGATTCATCAGGAGAAGAATCAACGGATTCTGAATTAGTAGAAGAAATTTCTCGAATCAAAACAGCTAGGGAAATAAGAGAATTTCTCAAAGGGTGGAATAATGAATCTTAAAGAAAAATTAGCAGAAGCTAAAAAAAACGAAGCTGAAGCATATAAAAAAATGCTAGCAGAAAACACAAAAGAAAACTTAGAAGCTTATAAAAAAGCTTTTGATGTGATTTCAGTTATCGAAGAGCAGATAGTTAAAGAAGAACAAAAAAAATCAACTTCAGCTATTTTGGAAAATGAAGATAGTAAAAAAAGTGGTACAGAACTAACAGCTCTTCAGGAAACTGAAGATACTAAGAAATTTATTGAAAATTTCCGTTCTGCTATTTTAGAGGGAAGAACCTATTCAGGCCTAATTCCAACAACCATAGCTACTAAAATCGATACAGAGCGTGATAAGGTAGCTAAGTTAAGGAATTATTGCACAGTTCATAAAACTCATGGAAATTACAACATTGCTATTGATGATAATGAAATTGAAGTTTACTACACTGGCCAAGATGAGACTACAAACTCTTCTCAAACTCCAGCGCTTAAAAGTAAGTCTTTAACTTCTTATGATCTTAATGCAATCATAAAGATCCATGAAGATGATTTAGCTGATGTTACTCAAGATTTAGAAGCTTGGATAGTAACTAAATTTAGTAACGCTTACGCTAAAAAAGAAGATCATGAAATTCTATTTGGTGCAGGTAGTGCTAGTAACAATATGACTGGTATTGTTACAGAATTAACAGGCACTGATAATATCAAAGAAGTTGAAATGTCTGACTTTAATTGGACTACTGTTTCTGACTTCATTGATAGCCTTGGTGATTATTCTGATTCTGC